CTCTTGTTACGTCTAGGAACGCGACGGGTCGTGTTATGGGTGTCACCGGGTTTATTGATCCCGAATTTGACGGCACGAAATTTCATTTCGAGGGATTGACCGTTCAAGGAGATGCTACTAGCATCCCCACTAATTGTGGGTTCCCTTGGGTCACCGATGCTGGCCAAATTTTCGCCATTCATGGAGCTGGTCATGCTGGCGTGGCAAATCATGGGTTTGCTCTTGAGACGAGCCCAGATAAGTCTTTCCTAGCTGCCTTTAGTAGAGTTAATTTAAACTTTACTCCCTCTTCCCAGAAGATTACAAAGTAGATCTTTACGGGGACCTTGTAACAGGGGTAGAGGGCAGTTGGAAAGCCCGTTGGAGACCACTCCTCAAAAACCGTATGACACGTATGAATGAGCGTGTCGTCGGTTCGTTCCCAAGCGAATTAGCTTATGGACCTTCTAAGATTACTGAAGAAGCTATGCTCGTGGGCCGTTCTAAGTATGAACGCCCTCAGAGACAGTTGCCTTCTGAGTTTCTAGAAGCTGCGTATAAAACTGTTTACTCCCGTATTTTCCCTTTATGGGTTGGGTTGAAACAGTATACGTTTGAGGAGTCTTGTGCACTTGTTGATGGTTCTAAATCACCCGGCTTCCCTTTCTTTTATAAGTTTAAGGATAACGAAGCTGCTTTAGCGGATATGGTTAATGTTCGTTATTGGTTCGACGCTTGGTTGAGCGGTGCTGTTAGTGGCATTTTTCAAGGCACACCGAAGGATGAGCTTCGGAAAATTGAGGACGGAGTTACGAAGCGTGCGCGGTTATTTGCTGCTGCACCTTTGATTATGACTATTGCAGGTAATATGTGTTGCCGGGCTCAAAATGAAGCTCTTCAAAAGAGTTTAGCCCATGGCATTCACCCTGTTAAAATTGGTATACCCGTCCCCTCCCCTTATTTTGTTGCCGAGTTTATGAACCTTCATGATAATTGTATTGATGCCGATGGTGACGCTTGGGACAGTTCGTTCCCGGTTGCTATCGCATTGCTTATCTGGAGGCTTCGTTGCGCTGCTGCACCTGACCTGAAACCTATGCTTGATAGGTATTACCAGACCGTTTATATGGGCTTGGTTAATATTTTAGGTCGTGTTACAGCTTTGTTCGGTAATAAGAGTGGTCATTTGTGCACAGGAATTGATAATTCCTTGTACAGCTTGATAGCCTTGCTTATAGGTTATATGGCCATTTTTGGTGTTGATAAAGTCGAATCCTTTTGGAAAGAGATTCTTGCCCTTATATCGGGTGATGACTTAGCTTTGTCCTGCACCGACCAGGTGGCTCCAAGGTTATTGGAGTGTTTTGTGTATCTCAAGAAATATGGAATTAATTATTCCCTTGGGACACCCCACTTTGTTGATCGGTGTAGTATTCAATTTTTGAGTTGTCGACTTCAACGCTATTTTGATCATGAGCAACAGCGTTTCATTTGGCTTTGTGCTGGTAACTTACCTAAGTTACAAGCTTCCCTCTACTATTTTAAGAGGAGTACAACAATGACAAATGATGTCGCTCAGCTTGTCCACCTTTTGGGTCTCCGTATTTGTTTGTTTCCTTGGCCTGTTTTCTTTAATCAGGTTAATGATATGATTGATCGGTTATACGACCGTTTTGACCCCTCGCATCGTGCTGTTATTGCAGCGCGCATTTCTGAGCGGTCGATTATCCGTATTCACACTGGATATGAATCCGGTGGTGACGAAACTTTGCACCCGATGGTTATTAAAGCTATCCGCGCCATTTTAAGATGAGTTTCGTTGCACCAACCGAACTTTCTGCGTTCATTTCTCCCGACTCTATATGTCACTTCCCGTTTGCCCTATCGATCCGTGTACAAATAATTTTTGTGTGCGGTTGTTTGAGCGTTATTTGCAGCTTCTTGATATATATCGGGGTAACTTGCTCCGTATCACTCAGTTGAAAGCTCAGATTTCACGACAGTCTCGTAAATTGCGAGTGTTAGTGAATTTTATTCAGGAGAAAATTTCTGGAAACTCTCCTTTGACTGCCGCTGTGTTAGGTGATCTTTGTAACGAATTGACAGTTTCAGATTTTGAGATTTTGGATTCTTTTGAAGATGTCGAAACAGCTTGTGAAGAAGGATGTGAAGAAGGAGAGGAAGACCATCGACAAAACGTCGATGATGTTGAACACCTTAGAACAGCGGATGAAGAACCTGGCGTTGATGGTCGAAAAGCGGGAGAAAATTCGCAAGCAAGCTCCAGCAAAGAAGCTGGAGATGCAGAAGTATGCCAAAAATTCGCACTACGAGGCCCTGAAGAAGGAATACCTCGAAAGCGGGCAGTTAGCCCACAGCGCCGCGTCCAGCGATCCCATCCACGATAAGTCCTATTTGGAACACGTGGTTCGCTCTCATGTTATTGAAGGCGGAGATGGTATCAAAAACCTTCAGGGTAGCGCGTATTTGAAGGCGCTTATTGATCCTGAGGGCGAAGGCAAGGGGGCAGGTATTCCTGATATTTACCCCCTACCTACCTATCGCTATCAGAGTATCGTCGATATGCCTATAGGACCTAGTTTCTTTGGTGCTGATGGATCGTCTTTGGTTTTGACGACCCCTGACGTTATTGACCATATTTGGTTGCCTGGGGCCGTTGATGCTGGAGATGTGTTTTCATTGTGTAATTGGAACACCACTGGTGCTGGGCGTTTGTTTGACTTGTATGATACCAATTTGGTTAATCCTGAGTCCTTTACTCCTGCCAATCAGCCTGGTTTTCGTGTTCATAAATCCGGATTTATTAACCAGTTGTCCGGTGTCCCGTTTTCCATTTCCCCAACGTTGCAGTTGGTGACCGTTCCTGCCGCGGGTGGAACTTTGGAACCTGTTTCCGTTTCCGTACCGCTTGGTAGCGCAGCTGGATCAGCTCCTTGGGCTACTCTAAGCACGGCTCCTTCGCAAGCTTTGTCCTTTGTGACAACCATTAATCCTGGGAAGCTTATGGTCTATCCGTCTGCGATAGAGTCTACTGCTGAGAGTATGTGGAATGTTGAGACTGCTCAGTCTGCTATTGACAAGATGTTGTCACCAACGCTTTTATCTGTAGCTGGTGAGCAACATGTTGCTTATCCTATTGTCTTTGACATTGAACCTCTTGCGGCTTCGACTGTTCAGTTCGCTTCACCTTCAGGTTTTGGCGCTGCAGTTCGCGGTGGATGCGAGATAGTAGGTGTTGTTCAAGGTCTTGCTGATTGCAAGTTGATGCACGGTTCAGCCCCCTTCCCCAATGGGTATTTGCCCACCGTCTATGTTTACATAGCTCTTAAGGGGTATAAGTCTGACGGTACTGTTGTTGACATTTATGCCATCAAGCATGCCGACGTTGTTCCTAGTCAGTTTACCTCCTCACCTGCATCCACAATTCCTAATGGCATTGGATCACAAGCTACAATTACAGTTAGTTATTCTGCTGTTTTTGGAGCAATTCCTGGTGGTCCTGACATTGTGGGTTCCAGATGTGATTATGCTTGTTATGTTGATGGTTCCTTGGAGGACACTCAGATTGGCATTCTTTATGCCGAGCAAATTGAGACTGGAATTTTGTATGACGGGGCAGCCGTTAATGGAGGCGCTGGCATATCTGTTATTCTCACCAACACTCTTCAGACTTTCAAGGCTGGTGTTCGTTATAATTGCACATACACCCCAAACAATCGAGCTGATCAGGTTGACTTGATTGCGGGTGCTTTTGCTGATGGTTCGTATGCTACCCTTAGAACAACCGCTTTGGTTGGTTGTGTTATGGAGTCTTATCCTGTTGACTCTTTGCCTGAGTTCTCCTCAGGTTTTTGGTCGATGTATCGACCCGTTTCTATGTCTACTTGGCTCACCTACGTTGGTGGAACGCTCAATGACATTGGTGAGATTTATGGGGCAGAAGTTCCTGATCGTAGGTATCCTGCTGATCGTGACCACTGCTACCTCTCACAACCCGGTATTGCGTCTTTGCCTAACGCTTACCGAGGTAAGGCGCCTCTTGGCGCCTATGCCGTTTATAAACCATGTTCTATGAAGGACTTGGAGTTTCGGAATTTGTCGTATCGGTATAATTTTGATACACCGTACACAATTTTGGCTATTCACGCACCGCCCATTGCGGCTGCTGAACCTTCTGTCGCTGTTACAGCGACTGCAGCGCAAACATACGTGTTACGTGTGGTTGCAAATTTCGAGGTGATCACTTACGCGGCTCTGTACCGTGACTCTCTAATGCAGAGTGTAGTTGACCCTGAAGATATGTATAAAGTGTTTAAGCTTTTGCAGCACTTTCCCACTGTTATGGCGAATGATGAACACCAAAATGCCATCT